CCAGCGCCGTTTGCCTCAATTTACCCAACTATCCGGGATTTCCGGATGGTTCCCCCGCCTCTGTGTAATTTCCGAAACATTTTCCTTGCGTAGTGTTTTTGAGTACGCTACAGTCATATTCGAATCCTGCACCATCGAAAGCGTAAGCGCTTCTGAGGGCGCTCCAGATCTGCCCGGACGGCCCGGCCAAGCCGCTTAGAACCCAGCACTACCCTACATTCCAATCCATGCTCAAATTTCACCGGCGCGTCGTGGTGTATGCGGCTCAGTCCGAGCGCATCGTACTTTGGGCCACACCCAGGCAGGCCGCAACCCTGCTGCATTGTGGCCAGGCAACGCTCCACACCAAGGAGCGGAAAACCGTTCGAACGATTCAACTTACGGGCCGCTTGGTCGATATCCGGCAGCTTGGTATCCGGCCCGGCTCCTACGGCATCCACCGGGAGGAAACGGCCTATGGCATTGTTTTCGCGCACAAGCGCTGCTACCCGGAGCTGGCGCGGTAAACGTGATGCCTGAGCCGGCCGCCATCACTCGCCGCGGTCACATCAGGCGCTTGGCCCTCCTACTGACTGACCCCGATAACGTCGCGATCCTCGAATCCTTCCCGGCTGAGGAGATTGCCGAGGCCCTGGCACTGCTCGAATCAGCCGGAATTTTGCTGAATCACGCGATTTTTGTGACTGATTAGAAAGGCCGAATTCTTATGAACACTCTCGAAAACCTGAACTTGCGCGACACCACGACCACCTTCGAGCTTCGGCGCGGCGGCCAGGTCGTGCCGCTGTGGAATCCCAATAAGCTCGGCAGAATCATCGGCTTACGCATCCCTGGCGTGACGGGCGCGTGGCGCGATGCGCTGACGATCCACAACACCATCACCAACGTGGGCCACGCGGCGGCCAACGCTCGCATCAGCGGGCAGGGCGCATACAATCCTTTCGTTAACATTGCGCTGGGCACGGGCACGCAGGCGACACCGGCCACCTCCACGGCGCTGGCTGCTGAGATCACCACGCTGGGCGGCGGACGCGCTGCCGCTACGGCCTCGCAGGTGACCACCACCGTAACCAACGACACCACGAGCCTGAGCAAAGTATTCACCTTCACCGGCGCGCTCGCGATCACCGAAGAGGGGATTTTCGACAGCGCCTCGGCATCGAGCGGCAACATGTTTGCGTACCAGTCCTTTGCCGTCATCAACGTGGTCAACGCCGACACTCTGACGGTCACGCACAAGTACCAGAGCTGATAGATGGCAGGCTTCACCCTCAACGTCGCGGAAACGCTCACCCTGTCGGATACCATCCAGCGGGGCGCGGCGCGCAGGCTGACGGATACGGTGAGCCTGGTGGATACGATCAGCAAAGGCATTGCGCGCGGGTTCTCTGAGTCCGTGAGCCTCACTGATCTGTGGTGGTGGGTGCGCTCGCATGTGCTGGCGCCGGCGGCTAGCCGTACGTTTGTCATTCCGGCAGGAGCGTACGCGGCGGGTTCGCCGGTCACGAAAAATGCGGCTGCGGTTCTGGACTACACGTTCGACTGGACCGCGTACTTAGGTCCGGACACGATCTTGGTCAGCGATTGGACAGTGACGGGCCTGGGCGTCGTGCTGAAGGTCAATACAGCGACTACCGCCACGGTAGTTCTGTCGGGCGGCGCACCTGGCGTCACGTACCAGGTGGTGAACACCGTGACGTTCGGCAGCGGGCATGTGGATATAGCGACGTTGGCGGTAACGATTCGATGAGCAAGCGCGTCAAGGTCGGGCGCGGTCGTCCCAAGGCCGACCTGGACCTCGAAAAGCTGCAGACGCTGTGCGAGATCAACTGCACGCTGGATGAGATCGCCGCGGCGTTTGGCGTCCACAAGATGACCATCATCCGGCGCCAGCAGGAGGAGCCTGAGTTTGCCGCGATAATCGAGGCCGGGCGCGCCAATTTCCGGGTGAGCGTGCGGCGGCAACAGCTCGCATTGCTCATGGCCGGCAACGCCACGATGGGCGTGTGGCTCGGCAAGCAGTACTTGGGCCAGCGCGATCAGATGAAGATCGAGGCCAGCGGGCCGAACGATGGTCCTATCGCGGTGCTCGATGCGGGCAAACTGGCAACTCTAGACGATGAAACACTCGGCAAGCTCATTGCAACTCTTGGCGGACTCGCTGCCGCAACTGCTATCGGAGCAGGAGCGCCGCCGCAAGAATAAGATTGCGCGCATGTTCCCGGAAACGGGGCCGTTTCGGGCTGAGTTGTACCCGAAGCACATGCGGTACATCGAGACCGGCCGCACGCATCGCGAGCGTCTGTTTCTGGCCGCTAACCAGGTCGGCAAGACCGAACTGGGCGCATACGAGCTGACGTGTCACCTAACGGGCAAGTATCCACCTAACTGGCCGGGCCGCAAGTTCCCTAGCCCCATCGATACCTGGGCCGCCGGTGACACGTCAAAGACCGTAAAAGACATCCTACAGAGCAAGCTCCTGGGGCCATTCGGGGATTTCGGAACCGGGATGATCCCGGCGCACTTGATCGGCAAAGTGGTAGCCAAGGCGGGAGTAGCCGAGGCCATCGACGCGATTTATGTGCAGCACGTGGCCGGCAGTTACAGCAAGGTCACGCTGAAGTCATACGATCAGCGGCGCGAATCGTTTCAGGGCACGGCAATGCACGTGGTGTGGCTCGATGAGGAGCCGCCGCTCGACATTTACATTGAGTGTCTGATGCGCACGATTACGACGGGCGGCATGGTGATGCTGACGTTTACGCCGTTGTCGGGGCTTACGGAAGTGGTTACGCAGTTCCTGCCCGGTGGCAAGATTCAGGAGCGGGAGGGGGGTGATCCATCCGCGAAAGCGGTCGTGATGGCCACGTGGGACGATGTACCCCACCTGACCAAAGAAGCGAAAGAGCAGCTATGGAATTCGATACCGCCATTTCAACGCGATGCTAGGTCAAAAGGTGTTCCGCAACTCGGCAGCGGCGCCATATACCCGATTCCCGAAGAGGACGTCGTCTGTGCGCCGTTTGAGATTCCGAAACACTGGCCGCGGGCCTATGGATTGGATGTGGGCTGGAACCGGACGGCGGCGGTCTGGGGCGCGCGCAATCCTGATACGGGGGTTACGTATCTCTATTCGGAGCATTACCGTGGGCAAGCCGAGCCGTCGGTTAATGCTGAGGCGATTCGTTCTCGTGGTGCATGGATACCTGGGGTCATCGACCCTGCGGCCCGCGGGCGTGGTCAGGCTGACGGTCGGCAGATGCTCCAGTTGTACATCGACCAGGGGCTTAGCCTCGCGACAGCTGACAACGGCGTAGAAACCGGGCTGTATGAGGTCTGGCAGGCACTGAGCGCGGGCAAGCTGAAGGTGTTCAGCACGCTTGGCAGTTGGCTCGAAGAGTTTCGTATTTACCGCCGTGACGACACCGGCAAAGTTGTGAAAGAGAAGGACCACTTGCAGGACGCTACCAGGTACCTGCAGGTCAGCGGCATGGATCGGGCGATGACGGAGCCAATCGCTAGGCCGCTGGCGCTGAGCAGCCGGTACAGCGAAACGTCGTGGATGAGTTAGGGAATTGGTGCGAAGGGCCTGGGGATTCTGACTCGTACAGTGTCGCCTAGCTTGTAGCCGGGATGCTCGGCCACCATTTCTGGCGTCACCAGCGTGACCTCCATCTGCATTTCGCGCATGTTGCGGGCTAAGGCCTGGGTTATTGCGCTTGCCGTTCGCCAATTCGCGGCGGCCTCGAATGTATCCGGCAGTTCGAAGTATTCATCCAGCATCCAGGTAATAGCGTCCCGGCCAGCGCGGCGGCCTCGAAAGGCGCGCGCGATGCGCAGCGCAGTCTCGAACGGCTTACGTTTCATTAGTCGATTATCCGGGCCGATGGCTCGGGAGGCTGCAGTTTGAATTGCGCTAGTGCCATGCACGCCCTGGCTGTTTGTTCCCCCGCTTGAGCGGCGGACTCATGGTCCACGAATTCGGCCGATTTGCCGATCAGGTTTTCTCCGTGTAGGACCACGCAAGCATAAACCTTGCGTATCGGATCATGGACTACCTCCGAAACGATTACGTGACTTGGAAACTGAACCCGGCCGCCAGTTTCCATGAAGTTCAGGTCTCTCGATTCCATAGCTCTACTGTAAAACACCTTGAAGCCCACCACCGAAGAATTCCTAGCCGAGATGCGCGACCGCTACCACGCGGCCCGCTCTGCCGACGCGCACGACCGCGAACCGGCGGAGCTTGACACGCGTTTTGTCGGCGGCGATCAGTGGAATCCCGAGGAGCGCGAAGCCCGGAGAAAAGCGAAGAGGCCCTGCCTCACGGAGAACCGCTTGCCGGTGTTCGTCGCCTCCGTGGCCAACGACGGGCGCCAGAACAATCCCAGCATTCTCGTTACACCGATGGATGGCGGCACCAAGGACACAGCGGAGTTTTTCGCCGGCCGCATCCGGCACATCGAGTACGAGTCCGATGCGGATATCGCCTATGACCAGTCACGCGATCAGCAGGTAACCAGCGGGCGCGGTTCCTATCGCGTCTCAACCGAGTACCTGAGCGGAGACAGCGGCCCGCAGCGCATCTGCATCGCCCCCATTGCCAACCAATTCAACGTCACGTTTGACCCGGCGGCTAAACGTTACGACCGTTCGGACGCGGAATACGTGTTTGTGTCCGAACTGATGAGCAAGGACGCTTTCAAGCGCCGATTCGGCAAGGATACCGAGGCCGCTACGCAGTCGTTCTTCGAAGGCGGAAACAACCCGGCGCCGGAGTGGATCGGCACCGGCAAAGACGGCGCGGCGGTCATGGTTGCCGAGTACTGGCACAAGGTCTACGGCGCTTCGGGCGAGTGCAAAGTAGTCCAGGATATCGTCAACGGCGTTGAGATCCTGGAGACCACCGAGTGGATCGGAAGCACCATCCCCATCATCCCGGTATGGGGCAAAGAACTGGTGGTGGACGGCCGGCGGTGCACGTACTCGCTGGTCCGCAACGCGATTGACCCGCAGCGGCTCATCAACTTGTACGTCTCGAACATCGCGGAGCAGATCGCCCAGATGCCCAAGGCTCCGTACATCGCGCCGGAGGGTGCGATTTCTGGGCGAGAGGATGAGTGGGCGGACGCGAACAACACGGGGCGCGCCGTCCTGCAATGGAAGGCCGTTCTCGGCCTCGGGGTTGGCAGCCGCCCTGAGCGCGTGGTGAATGAGCCGCCAATTCAGGCGCTTGTCATCGGCTACAACCAGGCCGTGGACTCGCTGAAAGCCGCGATGGGTATTTATGACTCATCCCTGGGGGCTAAAAGCAACGAAACCTCTGGCATCGCGATTCAGAAGCGGCAGCGCGAGTCCGACGTTTCAAACTTCCATTTCTCGGATAACGAAGCCCGCAGCCGCAAGTACTTGGGAAAAATCCTGATGGAACTGATACCCATCGTTGACGCGGGCAAAGACACGCTGCCGGTGCGCGGCGTCGATGGCAAGGTACGACTGGTCCCCGTTGGCCAGCCATACCGCGATGAGAAGACCGGCAAGGTCCAGGCGCACTACATGGACCAGGGCGAGTATGACGTGGCGATTTCCTCCGGCCCGTCATATACGAGCCAGCGTGAAGCCGAAAACCAGCGAGACGCTCAGCTGATCCAGGCGCAACCCGACCTCATGATGATTTTGGGTGACATGTTCTTCTACTCGGAAGACTCGCCGGGCAGCCAGGAGCGCGGGGATCGCATGAAGAAATTCATTGCGATGAAGAACCCCGGCCTGATCGAATCGCCCGGGCAGCCGCAATTGCCGCCCGAAGTGATGCAGCAGATGCAGCAGGGCCAGCAGTTGTTGCAGGAGCAGCACCAGATCATCCAGAAATTGCAGCAGGCGCTCGAAACCAAGCAGATCGAGGCGGCTGCGAAGTTCAAGGAAGCGCTGCTACACGCCGATACCGCGATCCGCGTGGCGGAGATCGGCGCGGGCGTGAAAACCGGCATCGCGGCGGCAGATCGGGACGCCTCAACTATCGAAACGATGCTCGGGA